TGGTCAGGATATGATGGGTCAGCCTCCCGGTGGCATCCCTACCGATAACCGTGGCGCAGGCGGCATTCCGATCCCTGTCTCGCAGCCTCCGGGTGGCATGGGTGGTATGCCCGGTGGTGCAATGCCAATCCCAATGCCAATCCCGATGCCTGCTGCTGGCGGTCCTCCTGCGCCTGCTGGTGGTATGCCCATGGGCCGTAAGAGCGGTGGCCGCGTCTCCAAGGTAGCCTCGTCCTACAAGGATATGGAAGCTGGCGCTGGTAGCGGTGAGGGCCGTCTTCAGAAGACAGACATTGCCAAGAAGCAGCCAAAGCCCGGTTTCCAGAAGGGCAGCAATGTCTATACCGGCGAGGGCTACCCGAACAAAGTTCCGGGGGCAACTGGTGGCCGCACGGCCCGCAAGGTTGGTGGCCGCACCTATCGTTCGTATAAGGACATGGATGCGGGCGCTGGGTCTGGTCTTGGCCGCTTGGAAAAGACCGAGATTCAGTCTCGCAAGTAATTCGCGAGTGCCCTGAAGGCGTTTCGTGAATAGGGGCGGGGGTTACGGCCCCCTCGGACCTCCGCCCCAAATCACCATACGAGGGGGGACCGTCTGAGGGGGCGGCAAATGTTGACATACACCGCTCACTTTCAGAGTGAGCTTGAGAAGCTGATAAGAGCTGAGATTGAGAGAATGAAGGATACACTTGTGATGGGTCATGCGTCCCTTGATCACGCAGGATACAAGCACAATGTTGGTATCATTCAAGGACTTCAACGGGCTTTAGACCTCGTTGGAGAGGCTGAAAGTATTCTGCAAGGTGCAGAAAAGAGGGGGTAAGAATGCCGTATATGCTTATGAAACATGATGTCGATCCGGCTAAAAAGCTGATCGAAGAGATTGGTGATCTTTCAACGGTGGAGTTGTTCAACAACCAAATTTTGGTTGGTGTTTATCTTCGCCCTGAGAAGACCCAGAGCGGCCTTTACATGCCTGACAAGCATCGTGATGAGGACCGTTTTCAGTCTAAAGTTGGTCTTATCTTGAAGATGGGACCACGCGCTTTCGAGCCGAACAGCGATGGTTGGTTTGATAATGAGACATTTGCTCTGCATGACTGGGTGGTTTCGCGCCCGTCTAATGGTTGGAGCATCACAGTTCATGGGGTTCTCTGCCGTATCCTGCGCGATACACAGGTCGAGGGCCGCGTGAAGAACCCGGACGAAGTGTGGTGATAGGAGATACACATGGCCGATGAAGAAAAGCAGCTTGAAATTGTTTTGCCTGATGAAAATCAGCCTAAAACAGAAGATAAAAGCGAGCCAATCGTTGAAATAATTGGCGAAGAAGAGGTTGCTGCCCAGCAGGACAGCAACAATGAAGACAACGACGTTGAAAAGCAACTCGCAAAACTCAAAAAGAAGCTTGAGGCCGAGCAAAAAGCGCGTCGTGAAGCGGAAGAAAGGGCTTTGCAGGCCCAACAGAAGCTCAATTCTGCCTATAGTGAGGTTGAAGACACCAATCTTCAGTTGATCAACAGCGCAATTGAGACTGTTAAACGCGATAATGACATCCTGAAGAGCCATTATGCTAGTTCAATGGCTGCGGGCGACTATGATAAAGCCGCTGAAATTCAGGAAACCATGTCTGCAAACGCTGCCAAACTCCTTCAGTTGGAGAATGGCAAGCAAGCTATGGAAAGTAAGCCAAAAAATCAGGCTACTTTTAATAATGACCCGGTTGAACAGTTCGCTTCGCAGCTTTCTCCGCGTTCGGCTGAATGGATTCGCAAGAACCCACAGTGTGTGACTGATCCTCGGCTCATGCAGAAGATGGTTGCAGCGCACAATTTGGCGGTTGCGGATGGTTATCAGCCTGATACGGACGATTATTTCGGGTTCATTGAAGATACTTTGCGCCTGAATCGTCGTCAGCAGCGCCAAGTTGAAGCAGAGGATGAATCGCCCTTGTCTAGTGCATCTAAACCAGTGTCTAGGCAGGCTCCTCCGCCTCCCGCACCCGCAAATAAGAACGGTTCAAGCCGTCCTAACGTCGTTCGGCTGACCCCCGCAGAGGCTCAGGCAGCTCGCGACATGGGTATGACTGATCAAGAGTATGCTCTTAACAAGATTGCCTTGCAGAAGGCTGGCCGACTGCCAAATTAAGGAGAAAGTGATGTCTGATACCGCAAATGAACCCTCCCGCCGTCGTGGCCGCCGCCCTGCTGATGACAATGATGCAGTGCAAGCGGCTGAGACTTCCGTTCCCCGTGGCGAAATGAGGTCAGCTATGCGTGATGATGATCCCCGCGCCCGTGCAGCGCGTCGTGCAGCGGAAATCCGTGGTCATCGCGGCGATATGGATGAAGGAACAGATGAGTTCTTCATTGATCCCGAAATGGTGCCAGAAGGTTGGACCTACGAATGGAAGCGTCGGCTTCTCATTGGTCAGGAAGACCCCAGCCATATGGTTGCCTTGTATCGTGACGGCTGGGAACCTGTCCCGCTCAACCGTGACTCTCGCCACCGGGCTATGATGCCGCGTGGCTGGGGTGAGAACACCATTGAGCGCAAGGGCATGATCCTTATGGAGCGTCCGACCGAGCTGACCGAGGAAGTCCGCGACATGCAGTTGCGCGCTGCCCGTAAGCAAGTGCGCGACAAGGAAGCTCAGATTGCTGGTACGCCTGATGGCACGATGACCCGCGATCATAAGGACGCTCGCCCGGTGATCAAAAAGTCCTATGAGGCTATTCCGATCCCGAAAGAGTAACTTAACCGGGCTTGACAAGCCTGTGGCATTGTGCAAGTATAATGGGGCAGGGGCCAAGAGGTTCCTGCCCTATGTCATAGATGGAGATACCCATGACGATACTAACGCTAGGCAGGGTTCGTAAAGCCATCGCGGGCAATCACAAGGTTGATCAGAACATTGATTTAGATGAGCCTAATGTTGCGATCCTTTGCACGACCTATGGCTGGATGTTTAATGATGGGACTTCAACGATTTCCGTATATCTGAAAGGCCATGAATATGATGAACCTGACAACATAACCTACCTTAAAGAACAACTTAGTTGGATAAAACCTAACCCAGATGAAGCATAATTAGGGGCCGCATTAGCGGCCCTTTACATTTCTGAACTGTCAATATATTGTCAGGCATAAGGCCCGTGTGGCCTCCCCTCCCCCGGCGTGGAGGGCCTTAACTTCTCCCGTTCCTAGTGCCCCCGGTGTGGCATGATGGGACTTCCTGAAAAGGAGGCACCGTCATGGCGAATACCAATGCGCCTTTCGGTTTTTCTCAGTACTCAGGCAACGGTTCGGCTCCGACCTATGAACAGGTCCCCGTCCAGATCGCCTACAACGCTTCTGCCATTTACTACGGTGACCCTGTAGAGCCCGACGCTAACGGTCAGGTTGTGCGCGGTGACGGCACGACTGCCGCTGCTGGCATCGCTGGCATCTTCGTCGGCTGCAAATACCTCTCGGTTTCGCAGAAGCGCACCGTGTGGTCGAACTATTGGCCCGGTTCTGACGTTGCTTCCAACCAGACGGTTGAAGGCTACATCATCAACGATCCGAACGCTAAGTTTGTCGTTCAGTCTGGATCGACGGGTGCGACCCAGTCCACTGTCAACCTCAATGTCGGCTACGACATCGGTACTGGCAACGCTTCGAATGGCCTGTCTGGCGCGTTCATTGATGTTGCTAACGCTGCTGTTACGACGACTTTCCCCTTCCGTGTTGTTGGGCTCCTCACTGACCCGCCGGGTTCGGCTGGCACTGAGTCTGGCGCGTATAACCGCGTCATCGTTGCGTTTAACAACGTGACGACCAAGAACGCCACGGGCATCTAAGAGGAGTAAGGGACCATGGCAGTTAATCTTTCAGCCATTAAAGACCTTCTCCTCCCCGGCCTCCGTGGGGTTGAAGGCAAGTATGAGCAGATTCCGTCGCAGTACGACAAAATCTTCACGAAGCATGAGTCAAAGATGGCTCTGGAACGCACCGCTGAGATGCGCTTCCTTGGTCTGGCTCAGTTGAAGACTGAAGGTGGTCAGACGGCTTTTGATAACAACGCTGGCGAACGCTACGTTTACAATCAGGAGCATACGGAAATCGCTCTTGGCTATGCGATTACTCGCAAGGCCATCGACGACAACCTGTATAAGACCCAGTTCATGCCGTCGAACCTCGGCCTGATCGAATCTTTCGCTCAGACCAAGGAAATCTACGCAGCGAACATCCTCAACACCGCGACGACCTACAATGCGTCGATTGGTGGTGACGGTAAGGCACTGGTTGCCTCTGACCATCCGATTGATGGTGGCACGATCTCCAACTACACCACGGTGGAGTTGAATGAATCGACCCTCCTCAACGCGATGATCGCCATCCGTACCAACTTCAAGGATCAGGCGGGCCTGAAGGTCTTCGCTCGCGGTCGTCGTCTCATTGTGCCTCCGGCACTTGAGCCTGTTGCGATCCGTCTGACGAAGACTGAACTGCGTCCGGGTACGGCAGATAATGACGTTAACGCGATTATGATGACCGCAGGGGGCCTCCCCGAAGGTTACATGGTCAACGATTATCTGACCGACACGAACAACTGGTTCTTGCTGACGAACATCGACGGCCTCTCCTACATGGAGCGCGTTAAGTTCGAAAGCGACATGCAGGTAGACTTCGTAACTGACAATCTTCTTGTCAAGGGTTACGAGCGTTACAGCTTCGGTTACTACAACTGGCGCTCCATCTACGGTGCGTTCCCGTCGTAATCGACATAGGGCGGGGTGTAAAAGCCCCGCCTTTTATCTGGGGTAATAGATCATACTGACCGCCCCAGCGGACACTGCACAGACAGTATGATCGCATCGTGCAGGAGGCCCTTATGGGTACTACTACTTTTACCGGCCCGATTAAGGCTGGCAACGTTCTTAATACGACTGGCACAACGCCCGGTACTGTTAAGAATGTTGGCTTCGTTGAAATGGCTCAGACTGCTGCCATTACGCAAGCGGGCACTGAAACTGCCTATAACACTGGCATTTGCATTCCTGCCAACAGCCACATCTTGAATGTTCAATTCTTGGTGGAAACTGCTTGGGATGGTGCTGCCTCCACAATCAGCATTGGCACCAGCGTAACGTCTGATGAGCTTGTCTCGGCGCAAAGCCTTGGAACCGTTGGTTTGGCTTCTGCTGGACCCGGTACAAGCGCAACCCGTGTAGGAAATTGGTCTGATGTCGGTACATCCGATGTGATCATTTATGCTCTTTCCGCAAATACGGGAGCGGGCGTTGGTGATCTGATCGTTCGTTATCTCCAAGCTGAGAACGCTTAAAGCCATAGGAGGCTCACATGAAGGGTAAGAAAGTTGCAGCGAAGTCCCTCAAGGGTGATTTCTACGCTGGCGGCGGCAGCAATGTTGCCAAGGAAAGCAAGAACATGACCGAAGCCTTCAAGAAGGGCGGCAAGGTCGCAAAGATGATGGGTGACAAGGCTAAGGCTCATGCTGGCCGTAAGGCTCGTAAGTCTGGCGGTGGTGTTCTGTCGTCTGCCTCTGGCCCCGGCACTCCCCGTGGCAAGGCGTCTCACTACTGATATTTCTCCTCCCTGAGTATCAGTGAGACACGGCGGGGGCCTATGCGCCCCCGTTTTCGTAGGAGGGGACGATGGCAAAATCACCAGCTTGGACACGCAAAGAAGGCAAGTCGCCCTCTGGCGGTCTGAATGAAAAGGGCCGCGCAAGCCTGCGCGCCGCAGGGCATGACATCAAGCGCCCGCAGCCAGAAGGCGGTTCCCGCAAGGATAGCTTCTGTGCCCGTATGACCGGCATGAAACGCAAGTTGACCGGATCGGCTAAAGCCGCAGACCCTAACAGCCGCATCAACAAAGCTCTTCGGAAGTGGGATTGCTGACATGGCATCCAAGCCTCAAAACTCAGGTCTTTGGGGTCGTGCTAAAGCGGCGGCCAGAGCAAAGTTCGATGTTTATCCGTCTGCTTACGCGAATGCTTGGGCCTCCAAATGGTACAAGCAGCATGGTGGCAAGTGGTCCGGGGATGATAATCGCGTCAACAAAGCAAGTGGCGGCGGCCTTGGAAAATGGTTCGCTGAAGACTGGCGTGATGTGAAAACTGGCAAAGAATGTGGTAGAGTTCCGGGTGAGAAGGGCAAACGTCCATACCCTGCCTGTCGGCCTGCTTCAGCAGCTTCGTCTATGACGAAAGAGCAAAAAGCGTCGATGGCACGGAAGAAGACTGGTCCTGCCCGAAAGTCATGGCCCGTTTCGCCGTCAGGTGCGAAGAAGGAAAGATGAAATGCAGTACCGCACAATCTCTCTGACTGATGAAGGCCGCAGCGCGATTATCGCCGTCGATGACTTTCAGACGCCGTTTAATCTCGGTCTTGCAGCTAACATCAC